TAGTGTAGTAAGGATCAAATTTAACACGCTAAACCAATCGTTTGTGCCAGCAACGCCAAGTGTAAATCCGACGTTTGCCGTTTACAAAAACAGCACAAACGAACACACCGCGGACATAACGGTAACGGTTGATTATGACGGGCGCGCCGGGTTGCATTTAGTGGTGATAGACACATCGGTAAACACCACGTTTTACACACCGGGCGAAGACTACGACATAGTGTTTACGGCGGGAACCGTCGATGGGATAAACCTAGCCCGAGTTGTTTTAGGCACGTTTGCAATTGAGAATCGATTCGACGAAACCAACACCACAAAGGTGGACGGCCAAGCGGTTAACGCAGACGCACCGGTGAATTTCCCGGCAAACATTGCAAGCGAAACAACAGCCGACGAAATTAAAAAACAAACCGCCATCATTCCGGCATTGCTTTAGGGTTGCAAATTGGAAATTCGAGCTATCAAAATCCGTGAGCGTGGCCCGGTGCCCCGCAGCATGGCCAAGCAGCATCGCCAAGCAAGCCGCGAAGCCTACCAAGCGATTGCCGAACAACACCACCGCGAGAATACGCCAAAGCGGTTTACCAAGCAGCACGCACAGGCCGCCGGGTACCGCCAACGTAAAGGTGAGGAGTTGCAGTTTGGAACCAAGGCGTTTTGGGGATCGTACACGGGGCGGAAGTTGCGTAAGTTTGGCCACGCGTTGCCATTGGTTTGGAGTGGGCAAACGCGGGACCGTGCACGCATGGCCACAATCCAGGTTACCACCAACCGCGGGCAACTACGGTACAGCGTTAACGCCCTAAATTACAACCCGTGGACGCGTGACGAGTTTGTGCGACTAACCCCCGCCGAGGTCGAAACGTTGGGACAAACTTGGGAGAGCGTTTACGCTAGGTTATTCGACCGGGATTTGGACCAAGGGATGCGATTTATTTAGGGGCTAGGGGCCGAAAATGCCGTACAAAGCGCACGCGTTGAAATTAGGCAACAATTGGATTGGTGGGATTGTTTCGCAGGCGTTTACCAACGCCCCGCAAATGCAAACCACGCCCACCGCCGGTTCGATCTACCCGTTGCAAACTTCAATCCAGGAAATAAAGGCCGGTTTTCGGTTCACAGCCCACAACGTTTCAAGCGCTTTAGCCGTGTTGGGTTTTCTTGGGATTCCATTATCCGCCCAGGTGCCCGCCGAGTTGTACGAAATCCAATACGGCGACGACGGGTTTATTGTTGCGGGTGCCAACCATAGAAAAGTTGCGTTTTCTACTGGCCGGGCGATTTGGCGAACACTTAGCGTAAGCAACCGCCAAGACGCCCAAATCGAAATCGAAGTGTTCGGACTATCGCCCGACGGATCCACAAACCCGGCGGTGTTTACCGAATCAGTGGCCGCACCCGCAGCCGTGGACGATGCCCGCCACACGATCGCATCGGTAAGCCTTGCAGGCATTGCCATGGGTTGCGTTACCGATTTGCGAATCGAATCGGGGTTACAAATCAACGCCGAGGGGTGCAAATCGGACATTTTCGACACGCGTATGGGCGTTCAATCAGTGGTGCCAAAAATTATGGTAACCACGTTAAACACGCAGTTGGTTGGATCCGCCGCGGGCAAAATCAATTTGCAGGGGATCGCCGCCACGCACGCCAACACGTCGATCAAGCTACGCAAACGGGTGAACAAAACCGGCACGTTTGTGGCCGATGCTACCGCCGAGCACATCGCAATTACCGCCGACGGGTTGGTTGTGCCGATGCAACCCTTCCAGGCGAGCAACAACGACGATGGAACCACGCAGTTTGAACTAACCGCGAATTTTGACGGAACCAACGCCCCGTTACTAATCAACGCAGCCTCCGCGCTTTAATCCATGGCAAACGCACCGCAGCCGACCGACCAACCAGAGTTTGACCCGCACGCGCTCGAGAATCGCCCGCGTGTTGCCCAGGAAATCGCCGACGCTACGGGCATGGGTCCCAGGTACATCGCCGACCAATTAGAGGCCGCCGACAGTTGGGAAGCGGCCACCGATATGTTGTTAATGGGTGGAATTGACGAAATCCGCGAGTTGTTAAACCCGCGAAACAAAGCGGTTTAACCGCCGCACAATCACAACGGAACCAAAACCATGTTTTTCTACTACGTGCCCCGCGTGGACGGTGCCGCGTTTGAATTGCCACAGTGTTTAAACTACGCCACCGACCGGGGTGTTACCTATCAAACGCGGGAAGTGTTGGCCGGACCCGATGGAAGCGGGCCGGGTTGGTTGTGGCGGTGCGCTACCCAACGGAACGTTTGGAAACGTGATCTAAAAATCGAGCCCGAGCAACAAAATTGGGCAGCGGTTTTTAACCCCGACGGCCCCCAGGGGTGTTACGTGGGCCGGTGGAACGATGAAACGTTGGATCCGTCCAAACTCGAGCGCCCGCGATTGCTTGACGGCCACAGCGTTACACTAGCCGACGGATCCGTTTGGACCGCAGCCATAGCCCGAGGGTTTAACGTTGAGGATGAAACATACTTTACCCCGTTGCCGCAGACCCTAGCCTATGACGGCAAAACGGGTAAATGGTTGCCAACCAAGGTGGCCCGCGAATACCGCTATTTTTTGCAACTGGCCCACGGTTATGCCGACGCCCACGCCCAAGCGGTTGCCGCCGATGCCAAAACGTTTGCGTTTGCGGAAATCGACAATTTGGCAGTTGCCGCATTGACCGCAAACTACCGCCTAAGCCACGCGGAACTAGGGTTATTTGAGGATATTTACAACGTGACGGCCCGCGACGCGTTGGTGCATTGCGCGCTAGATTTCCCGACGATCAAACGGTGGGTGGAAAAAAAAACAGAATTGGCCGCCGGTGGGGCCGGTACGTAGTTTGGCGGGCGGCTATGCAATTGGGCCAGGTGCCACGCGTTACAGGAAGCCACGCCGATTTTTACGCGTGGCAAATGGGTTGGTAATTAGGACAGGCAATTTTCAGGCCGTAGGTTGAAAGCATGAACACAACGGGAAATTTGAATACAACGCACACGGTAGTAATTGCAGAGCCACCATCGAAAGGGCTACGGTTTTTGGTGGGTTTGGCCATGTTGTACGCGTTTTGGGTAAACCGTCGGTTGATCGCCGGGTTTGTGTTTTCCGCCGTGGCCCCGCAGCAAGCAGCCCCCGAGGGGTTCGCTATGGTTTCAACCGTAACCGGCGTGTTAATTCCGTTGTTAGTCGATTTCGTGGTGGCGCTAGGCGGTGGTGGCATATTTGCCGCAACCATGGGGTGGCGTGTGTTTAGCGATTTGGCCGCCGGTGCGTTTTCGATGATCGCAAATTGGCGAAACGGCCAGGCCCTACGCGCTCGAGTAGCCCAGGCGTTGACCCAGGCACAAACAGCCGCAGGCCAGGCAGGCCAAGCCACAGCGACCGCCGCAGCCGTGCAAGGTGCCGCGCGAACCTTGGAGTTTACCAACCCCGAGATAGCCAAATTTGCCGCCATGGTTCAGGGCACGTTGGCCGAGATTGTGAAACGCCAAGGGATTGCCGACGAACTACTGGCCGAACTACAAACTCGTGGATCCGGCGGAACGGAATCCTCCAAACCTACCGCCGGATCCACCGAGGGGAACTAAGCCATGGCAACAACAAACAGCGATTGGTTAAACGCGCCGGTGGTTGTGGATCCACAGCCGCACAACCAAGGCCCACAAATCCCATGGGAAACCGTTTGGCGGTTCGCGCCGTGGGTGCTACTCGGGGCCGTGGTGTTGTACATGCTCGCACGCAACAACACGCCCAACAGCGAACCTACAGGGGTAACCGGGTTGCGTGTGTTGGTAATCGAGGAAAGCGCCAACCGCAGCGATTTGGACGCCGACCAATTGGCGATTTTTAACTCGGTGCAAATCCGCGAGGCAATCCAGCGTGCAGACGGTGAAATACTGTTTTTGGACGCCGACGATAACACCGACGATTTGGCCCCCGAGTGGCGACGGTTGCGCCAGCGGATCCGCAGCCGCCCACCGGTGGTTGTGTTTGCCAATCCAAAACGGGCCAAGGAAATGCCATTGCCAGCCGACGTTCGAGAATTTTTAGAAGCGCTCGAGGGGTTCACCAAATGACATTCAAAAGCCGACTATATGGCACCCGCGTGTTTGACGATCGGACCGCAAACGCGCTAGTTGACCAATCGGTGGCCAACAACAAGGCGGGTTTATCGACCGGGTACAAACTTCGCGATTTCGACGCGGAGCCGTTCGGCGCCTATTCGGCACCGTTTGAGTTAGATTTGATACCACGCAACGAATGGGCCGAGCGTGCCCAAGCGTTGGACGCGGCCAAGGCCACGCCCGAGCATTTAGCGACATTTTACAACGTGCCGATCCTAAACCAAAAACAATTGCCCTATTGTTGGTGCTACGGGGTAGTGGGCGCAATGATGACCGCAGCCGCACAGGCCGGGTTGCCGTTTGGTTACCTATCGGCCACGAGCGCAGCGGCCAAGATAAAAAACTACGTGAAGGTGGGCGGTTGGGCCGGTGAAGCAATCGAGGGTATACAGCGGTTTGGGGTAAGCACCACCGAGTATTGGCCCGAAGCGGTTTTGGATCGCCGGTATGACACGCCCGAGCAACGGCAAAACGCCGCGTTACACAAGGCCGTAGAGTTCGAGGAATTGCCGAGCCAATCGTTCGATGCCGTGGCCACCGCGTTGTTATCGGGTTTTCCGGTAACACTCGGGTTGGCATGGTGGGGGCATTTGGTTTACGCCACGCGTTTTGTGGTACTGGGCCGAAACGAGTTTGGCGTGTTGATCCGCAATTCGTGGGGGCCAGATTGGGAAACAGCGGGCACCGCGGTGTTGACCGAATCGAGGGCCACGCCACACGAAGCGTTTACCATTCGCACCGTTACCAAGTACCACACCGAGGCCGCAGCATGAGCAACGACGAAAACAAACACCGGTTTTTGCGAACCGCCGACGGCAACGACTACGGCGGGGAATCGCAGGCCAGCCCGAATACAAAAATCCGTTGGGCACCGGCGGCAACATCGCCAAACGTGACCTATGAAGGGGCAACGGTAGCAAACGTTTTAGAGGCTACCGCCGCCCGTTTGTCGCAAATCCAAAAAACACCACAGGCCGCCGACCGAAACGCTAAGGCATTGTGGCACGTGTTGCAAGCCATGGACCTATTGAACGCCAAAACGCCCGCCGTGGGCGGTGGGTTCGGTGGTTCGAGTTTACCCGAGGAATGAACCGTTATGAACAACAACCGCATTTTGGCCGCCGTGATTTGTGCCGTCGGTGTTGCGTTCGCCGCTATGTTTGCCAACGCACCCACAGGCGTGGCCGGATCGCAGGAAAACCAGGACCATTGGGAAGTATCCAGCCCGAGCGATGCCACGTTGCCAGCGCTTCGAGCCCGCATTACCCGATTGGAACAACGCGTGGCAACCCTTGAAAACCAAACCGAGGGAAGCAAGCCAAGCCCCGAGCCGGTGCGCTCGAGCGTTGCAGCCCCCGAGCCGTGGCAAACGCCAACCGTGGTGGAACTGGCCCCAAGCCAACCGCAAACGATTGGACAATACCAAAGCGCCACTACAATTACTCAAACAACCGAAACGGTTTGTACCGGGGACGTTTGCCGACCGCAAACAACCAACGCAACCGGGCCGTTGCGGCGAATTTTTCGCAGATAGGACGCGCGACCAATGGGCAAATTTTTGGTGTTGGCACAGGAAACCGTAAGCACAAACCACGTGGTTTATTGGTTCAACCAAGGGTTTGCCGTGTTGGTGGTTATTGCACTGGGTTGGGCGATTTACGGTTGGATCCGTTGGGCGGGTGTTAACCTTGGGGTGCCATTACTCAAAGCGCACACGAGCTATTTGGACGCGTCCACCGAGGGGATAAAACAGGCCACCGACGGGATTAAAATTGTGTTGGCCAACCAAGCGCAGCAACAATCCGAAATTAAGCAAATAGCCACGTCGGTTGTAGCCTTGGAAAAAACCACTCTTGAAATTGCCAGCGACGTGGACATTCTCAAATCACAGCGGCAAACCTAGCGTGTGGAACCAAAAACCGAGTTAGCCGGGATCGCAGCCCGAAAAAAACAAATCGAGGGCCACAAGCTAACCGCACGCGAAACCACAGCGTTAGCGAAATGGCAACGGGAATTGGCCGCCGAGCTACGCGGCCAAGTGTTGCGGGAATTGCCAAAGGGCGTTTATTGCGAATTAGCAGGCCGCCAACAAAAGGTGGTCGACGAATTTGGGCAACGCTACGACATTGCCGTAGACGTGCCGCAAATCAATTTGTTTAGCGTGATAAAGGATCTACACACGCGCGTTAGTGAACTAGCCGCAGCCGCCCGCCCTAATTTGGACGCCGACGAGGAGGAATTGGTCAAGGAAAAATTGAGGCAGGAAATTGGGAAGTTGCAGCGCCAATCCGCGGCCCTACAAATCGAACTAGACCGGCACATGGACAAGTTGTTAGCCAAAGCCGACGTACAAAACGGGTTGGATTGGTTGGCAAGTCGGTTGCGGGCCATGGGGACGCAATTACACCGCGTGGTGGGCCAACCAGGCGTAGACGCGGTAAACGAATTTTTGGACGCGCTAGCCGCCGAAATCGAGGGCGGGGCGTTGCGATTTTAACCAGGTGCAACCATGCCGACGGAACTACAAAGCGCCGACGGTTTAGTGTTGTTGCGGCCAGCCGATTTTGGCCCAATTATGGCTGCAGCAATCCGGGCCGGGCGTGGATCGCCACCGCGAACGTTCACCCAGTGGTTAGAAACCGAGGTTTATTTGCCCGCCGACGGTGGGCCGTACTCGGGCCGCCGGTTTCGTTTCGAGTACCAACCGATCGCCCGACTATGGGCGCGAGAAATAGACTCGGGGGCGTGGAACGAATTTGTTTACACTGGCCCGAGCCAAAGCGGTAAATCGTTTTTGGGGTACGTATGCCCGTTTTTGTACCACATGACCGAGTTGGGCGAATCGGTGGGGTTTGGCGTGCCCATGGAAGAAATGGCCGGGGATAAATGGCAAGCCGACATTAAACCGGTTTTGGAAGCGAGCCACAGGTTAAAACGGTTGTTGCCACGCAGCGGGCCAGGATCCGCAGGCGGAACAATCCGCGACCGGGTGGTGTTTGCCAACGGTGCGGTGGCCAAGATACTAACCGCCGGGGGACGTGACGCGGCCAAGGCCGGGTACACGTTGCGAACCATTTTGGTAACCGAAGCTGCAGCGTTTAGCCGGATTTCGAGCAAATCGCCCGAGGCCGACCCGTTGGAGCAATTAAGAGCCCGCCAACGTTCGATCCAGTGGGCCGACCGGGCCACGTACATTGAAGGCACCAACACAACGCCGCAGGAATTGCCCGAGACGTTGCGGCCCGTTTCGACCGATAGCCGAATTTTGGCACCCTGCCCTCATTGTGGCGGGTGGATTTGGCCGAGCCGCGAGAATTTGATCGGGTGGGAATCGGCACGCTCGGAAGTGGAGGCCAGCGAATTGGCAACGTGGGTTTGCCCCGATTGCGGCGAAGCAATCACACCCGAGGAACGGCGCGAGGCCTTAAACGACGCGGTTTTGATCCACGCCGGGCAAACGATCGACAAACGGGGACGCGTGGCAGGGGATCCACCGCGGACCCGTCGGTTGTATTTCCGTTACGGGGCATGGCACAACGCATTTTTGAACGCCGCCGACATTGCCGTTGATTTGTGGGCCGCAGCCCAATTGGAACCAGGCACCCGCAGCCGTGATTTAGCCGAGCGTAAGTTGTGCCAATTCGTTTTTGGGTTGCCCTACGTGGCCCCAGTGACCGAAGCCGGGGACGTGTTGGAGGAAACCGACGTAGACGCCCGCCGCGACGTGTTGCCCCGAGCCGTGGCACACGCCGACGCGTTGCACGTGGTGGCAGGCGTAGACGTTGGCGAGCGCGTTTGCCATTGGGTGTTGTTGGTGGTTCGCCCAAATGCCCAATTGCACGTGTGCGACTATGGCACCGTCGAAGTCGATCGGGCGCAGGGCGTAAAAACCGGGTTGGCCCGCACGTTGGCCGATTTGTTCGCACACTTGGAATTTGGGGTGGCTAGGGACCTAATTGAACCAGGCGTGGCCGTCGCAGGGGGCCGTCACGCGTGCCGTGCCGTGTACGTTGACTCGGGGCACCTGCCCGAGGTGGTTTTTGAAGCGGCCAAGGCGTTCAACGTGAAGTGTGGCCGATCCGATTTTGTGTTACCGGTTTTGGGCCGGGGGGAAACGCAAATGGCCAAACGGCGGTACGCGGCACCAACAAAAACCGGTAACCAAATCCGCAAAATCGACCCCGAGGGGCGGTGGCATTTGTCGAAGGTACGCCGCGCCAGGGTGGACCAATTGACGTTGGACGCCGACGCGTTTAAACGGTTGGCCGACGGCGGGTTTCGAGTTTCCGCAGGTAACCCAGGGGCAATAACCCTATTTTCGGGCCCCGGATCCGTGCACCGAACGTTTATACGGCACCTAATCAACGAGCAATTTGTAACCGAGGAATTGCCCGACCAACCGACCCGGGCGCGTTGGGTTTGCACAGGTGCAAACCATTACAAGGACGCGCTAGCCTACGCGATTTGTGCCGCTACTCGGTTGGGTTGGACGCCGACAAACGCCGAGCCCAAGCAGCGTAAAAAATGGGGGTAAAAACGGTTTGTTGCCGTTTTTATCCAATTCCACCGCGATTGCAAAAAATTACAATAACGCGAACGGGTTTTTGCGTGTTTGCAATCAGGAGGGCAGCATGGCAACCAGACCAACCAAAACGAAACGGTTGACACCGCAGCAAATCGGGTACATTCAACGGTGCGAGGGTTCGTTGCGAACCGTTGCCGCCAAGCTAGGCGTGGGCAAATCCACCGTGGACTACCACCGGCAAAAGGTGTATGACGCGTGGACGGCCCAGGAATCGGACGAACCCGACCCAGGCCCTACCATTGATTTTGTACCGTTGGCAAAACCCCGACGGTGCCCGCAGCACGGATTGGTTAGCGTTTGGCCGTGCGTTATTTGCAGTTCAACCCAGGGTTAACGATGGCCAGGCCGAAAAAAACGCCGTTTACAACCAAAGAGCCACGCAAACAAACGGCCACGGTGGCCAAGTGTTTCGGGGATCCGTCGTTGTTTTTGCCGAGCGAGGAATTGCAGCCGTCGGCAATCGCAGAATTTCAGATTAACGGCCCGATACCGTGCGGTGGTGGCGGGGTGCCCGGCGTGTGGTGCGCAACATGCCGGTTTGGTGTTGTGGCCGACCCAATAGAAATTGAGGGTGTGTAAATGGCCCAAACGATTGTTACCCTATCGGGGGACGACGCCGAGCTATACAAAGCGTTTCAACGCATTTTGGACCAACAGGCCAAAACCGATGCGGGTTACAAGAAAATCCGCGGGGCAAGTAAGGAAGCCGCCGACGCGGCCAAAGCCGCAGCCAAAGAGCAAGCCGACGCGGAAAAACAGCGACAAAAACACGTCGACAGCGCCATTGGATCCGTAACCGGTTTGGTGGCCGCATACGTCAGCGTCCAGGGTGCCGTTTCGGGGTTAACCCAGGCCCACGAAATTCTGCTAACCAATCAGGACAAAGCGTTAGCCAAGGCCAAAGAGCTAGCCGCAGCCCAACAGGAAGCCGCCAAAAATTTGGCAGGCAACACACCGCAGGCAATTAGCCGAACGCTACAAAAAACGGTGCCGGAAATTGCCCGAGAGACGCAATTTAACGATTTGGCCAAAATAACTACCGCGTTGGGATCCGCGGCCAGTATCGTTGGCGAAGAAAAGGCCAAAAGCGTTGTAACCGAGTCGGCCCGAATTACTCGGTTTACACCCGACCAATTGCAAACCACCGCCACGGCCACCGCCGACATTATGGCCGCAACCGGGTTGGACGATGCCAAACAGGCGTTGGCGTTGTTGGCGTCCACCGGATCGGTTGCCAGGCCCGAGGAACTGGCCAAACTGGCCCAGGGTGCCGCCGCAGCCGTTAACGCAGCGATTGCCCAAGCGCCAGCCCAAGATAAGGTCGACGCGGCCCGCGAGGGCGTGGCGTTGTATGCCAAACTAACCAAGGTGGACCCGCAAGGCCAAAGCGCAGCGACCGCGACCACCGATTTTATGCGCCAGATTTCCGCGGTGTTTGCCGACCCGAAGGTGGTTAAAGAACGCACCGAACGCATTGAGAATTTACGGTTAGGGCAAACCGATAACCAACTGGCCGTTGAGGCCGCACGCGTCAAAATCGAGGAAACACAACGCACCGCCAAGTTTTTTCAGCCGACCGACCAAACGCCCGAAGCCCGCACGGCCAGGTTAAACGCCCAAAAGGCCCAACAGGATTTGGCCCAAGCGGAACTGAAAACCCAACGCGATGCCGACGAACTAAAACGGTTGGAGGTTGTGCAGCGCGTAACCTTGGGTGTGACGCCCGAGCAGGCCGACGCGGCAAACCAAACCGAAAGCAACCGCCGACGCGATGAAATGGCCGCCGACGATTTACGAAAAACGCAATTGCGCGAGCAAATAATGGTTAGGTTTCCAGACCAACCGGCGGCAATTTCGCATTTTTCCGCAGCCGAAACCAAGGGCACCCCGTTGGAACGCGACCCGTTGGTTTTGGAGTTCCAAAAATTGGCCGCCAAAACATACGTGTCGGCAATCGAGCAACCAACGCAGGCCCCAACAACGTTTTTGGATCGGTTGCAAACGGTACGCCAAACGCCCGAGCTACGCGCGGCGATAACCGAAACCATGACCGGCGAGGCGAAATTCCAACCGTTGTTTAAACAGTTGTTGGACGGAAACAGCGAGCTGTCCAAGGAACTGGGCCAGGCCGTCGCAACCGTAACAACCGACGCTAAAGCGTTTGCCGACGTGGCAGCATCGACGGTTGAAACGCCGCAGGCACGTGTGGTTGCAGCCGTTAACCAAGTAGAAGTGGCCCGAAACATTCAACAAGCCACCGACACCGAGGGCCAGGTGCGGGCCGCCGTAAGCCAAATTTTTGCCGATACCATGGGTGGCACGTCGGTGGATATGACCACGGCGTTGGGTTCGGTAATGAGTCGAACCGTTGGTGGCCTAAGTCGCAATTTTGACGACCAAGGCGCGTTCGGTACCAACGAAATTCAGATTTTGCAGGAACGGATCCAGTATTTACAAAATCAAGGCGGATCCGAGCAACAAATCCAAAGCGCCGCAGCGGCCATTGAGGCAATAAACCGTTTGTTGGTGTTGCCCGAGCGTTTAGAGCAATTGAGGCAATCAGGCGAAAACACCAACAACTATTTGCAACGCCAACTGCAGGCAATCGAGGAAACCAACCGGTTGTTACAAAGCAACAACAACCAGCCGTTACAACCAAGCGTGGCCAACAATTTGCGGGGCATGTTGCTAGCCCCAGGAAACACCGCGGGGGCTAGTCCGTGAGCAATTCCATTGGTTCGATAACGTTCGACAATTTGCACGGCAACATTGATTTGCCACAAATGCGCCGCGAGGTTGAAAACAAAAGCGGGGACGACGGCGTTAGCGTGTTTAACACAGGCCGACGCGGCAACATATTTGAGTTAACCGGGGAGTACGCGTTTGTGACGTACGCGCTAGCCCGCACCGCCGAACAAACTTGGCGCAACACGTTTACAGCCGCTACGGTAAACCTAACGTTGGGTGGCGTTAATTTCACCAATACCGGGTTGGCGTTTGTGGTGTTGGAAGTGTCGGCCAGCGAAATAAAGCCTATGCCGTTTTACCAATGCCCACGAGCCAACGTTAGCCCCGCGTTTGTTTTGTCGGCCACGTTTAAAATCCAACCGGTTGAGGTTTAGCCGTGAGCGCGTTTCCCTATCCGCACCCGCAGCCGACCAACAACGCGTTAACGTTTGGCGATTCAATCGGCAACGACGTGTCGGTGACGATCTACACCAAACAGCGTTGGGCCGACCCGTGGGTTGCCGATGCAACGTTGGATTTGTTGCAAGTGAGTTGGAACGCAGCCCCAAACATACCAACGGCCACCATTCGTTACCGTTACGGGCGCGTCTTGGAACAGGGGGCCACGGTTGAAACGACGCGAACCAAAAAAACGTGGTTGGGGCACTACGTAAAAATTTTGGCCGTTTGCAGCGACGGCAACCGAGTGTGGCACGGGTTCGTTGACGATCTAGCCGACGAACAGGGCGGGTTGATACCGCGAACCATACCGGGGGATCCGCCGACGATCGCAGCCGAGGCCCACGGCGTGCAAACGCTAAGTTGTGTCGGCATGATCGCCGCATTGGATCGGGCACCGATCGAGCGCACCTACCACCGGGTGGGTGCGGATTTTGCGTTTGTCGGAAACACCACCCGCGTGGCATGGTCAGCGCCGCAGTTCAACGTATCGGACAACAAGGCCCTCGAAAACGTTAGCCGGTTCGGTGGATTTCAAATCGCCAAAACACGCACCAACACCACCGAGGTTGCCCGCGGGTTTGGCATCCAAAACCAAGACCGCAACATTTACGTTCACAGCTTCCCAGGTTTGTATGGGGTGACAACATTGACCAACGCCGACGCGTGGAGACTCGGGGACGTTTTGGAAAACTTGGTGGCGTTGAACGCGCCGCGGGTTGGCGTTGGTAGTGATTTTGCCCCGTTGGCCGACGTTCAAGACCCCGACGATTTTAAAACCGCATACGTGCCGGTGTGGATTTTCGACCACGACGTTTTGAACCCGCCAAACACAACCACGCAATTTGCCGATTGGTTTTTACCGCGGTTCGACGCCGAGGGTTTAACCCTCAAGGGGGCATTGGATCGACTATTGGCACCGCAAAACGGACACGGGTATTGGGTTTGGGTGGACGAAACCACAACACCTAACCGGTTATACGTCGAACCGTTTACGACCATAACGTTGCCCGCCACAATTCAGGACGAAACCGGCACACAAAAAACGTTTCCGGCCAATTTGCGCGTGGTTAATTTGACGGCGGCCAACGATTCAGCGACGGCCATAAGCGTGCAAACCAACGGCGCGCAACAGTACACCGCGCTGGTTGTTGAAGGTGCCCCCAAAATTGTGGTGTTTACGATCGACACGGCAAACCAATTGGAACCCGCATGGCCGTTTGCGCTCGAGGAAGCCTACAACGCCGAGATCGCCGGACTAAACCCCGCGATAATGCGACAATTGCAACGTATGCGGGACATTCGAGAATTGCCCCGCTACCAACCCATAGGCCGCCATTGGCGGATAAAACACACATACAATTGGCAGGATTCAACGCCCGCGGTTAACGTTTTTCAATACACCGAAACGAACGCCGACCCAGGGTTCAATTTTGGGAAAACCGATTATTACCCGTTTGGTTTGCGATTGCGTTTGCTATCCGATCTACCGTTGCGCGAGGGGATCGACTACGCCGCAGCCGACACCGCAGCCGTTCGCACCGCCCACGAGGCGGCACGCACACCATGGCGGCGTTGTGAGGTGTACGCCAAAACCCACGAGTCCGACGCAACGTTAACCGGTAAATGGATTTGTTGGAGCACCAAGGCCGTGCGGGACGTGTTGTATGATCCAAACGACCCGAGTTACGGCATAACGGCCAAAGAACTAACCAACCAAATGGCCGTGGGTTTAGAACTCGATGTAACCGGGGGTTACCAAGGCGCATTGGCCGCCGGTGGTGGCCGAGTGGCCCCGCACGTTCCCAAAATCGACCCCGCAGAGTTGCGCATAACGGTGGCGGCACAATCCGACCAACGGGCCCAGGTAATCAAACGCAACCCGGCCACAGTAACCCAACCCGCCGGACAAACCCCCGGCACCGTAAACATTGACGCCGACCGCGTTAAAACCATCCGGTTGGGTGAGCGTTTCCAAAACGTCGTTGTGATGAAAGACACCATCGTTGCCGCGACCGATGCCGGACCGGTGACCGTACCGGCCCGGTTTACACTCAGGGACGATACGCCGTTGGCTACACAGTTTGCTGAGTTCGCAGCCAACTACTATTTTCAGCCACGGGCCATTGTGCGGGTGGTGAGCCGCCGAGCGACGGCCAAGCTATGGCCAGGGCAGATAATCGGCACCGTTAACGCCAACACCACGCACGCGGCCACATGCAACGCGCAAATCTCCGAGGTTGCGTTAACCATGGGTGTGGGTGTTGATGGAAACTACACCGCGCCAACGTTTACGGTGCAAACGTCGTTTGGAGAATTGGACCCTTTGCAGTTTTTCCCAAAATTGTCCGGGGGTTAACGTGCACGGTTTACCGTTGGCGTGGGCAAAATTTGAACGCAAAAACGTTGCCGGGGTTGGGTGGCGTGTTGCGATTTCAGGCCAAAACGAAATCGTCCAGGGCACCTACTCGGAGGGTTCGGGACGTGCCCAATTGGCATTTGCCGAGCCGGGTTTTTATTTGGTGGTTGTGCAAACCGAAACAGGCCGCGACGAAACCGAAATTGAACTGGAAACACAAACCGCGTTAGCAATCAACACGTTAGGGCGTTGGAAGGTCGGGGGAATTGTCCAGCCAATTCAAGTGGTGCCCGCAGCGAACGGTTTAGCCGACCCATTTGTGCAAAACCTAACACGGCAATGGATGCCTTTCGAGCGTGTTTCCATGGCGTGGGTTGTGGAAGTGACCGCAAGAAACCAACCGGTTCGGTGGCGTTGGACAAGTGGACAAACTCAAGGGCAGCACACGGGCACGGTTTACGCGTGGCGATTGTTTAACTACGCCGGGGGGATCCAAAAAAATCAGGATGCCGACCGTTTGTTTGTGCCGTTACAAACAAGCACGCCCAACATTAAAGCCACGCCGACGGAAACCACGCCCAACGTGTGGTACAACCCAGTTTTTCGCCAATGGTATTTGGTCGAATGTAACGCAGCCGGGGAAATCTTTTGGCAACCGGATTGTTTATACGATTATGCCCACGAGCTAGTTGTGACCGTTAAAATAGCCCCAGGTAACGCGAATTTTCTTGGGTTTAAATTGTACGTAGATTCACAGCAAACGCAGCAAATTGTCGAAATCGGGGCAAGCTACCAAAACGAAACCACCTACACGGCAACGTTTCCAAGGCGTGCCCCAGGCGATGCAATAACTAGGGTTTGGGCATCAGTGGGCAACGGTTCAAAATTCTACATTTGGGCCAAATTGAATGTTACCGATTAACGAGCGACCGTCCGACCAATACGCGGGCCAGGGGTGGGCGTTATTCGATTGGAACTACCACGCCACGCGGCCACAGTTTTTGTTTCGCGCCGGAAACATGGAAGCAACACGTATACAGTTCGACGCGTACCGCCGTTGGTTGCACGTGCCGCATTGGGCCGCCCAAATCCAATTGTGGTGTTGGTGCCAAAACGATTTCAGAATTGAGGAAAGCAAACGGCCGGGAACCAACCCAATCATTGTGGCCACCCACTACCCGACGGCATTTCCCGAGAGTCTACAAACCGTCGTTGGCGCTACCGTCAGGGAGTATCGGATAAACAACAATCAGTTGTGGGGCCAGGGAGGCTATCAAAACAACTACACAACCAGCACCGCCCAATTGACGATCGCCAACCGCTATTTTGGCGTGTTTGAATTTCGCACCACAACCGAGGGCCAGGGGGCGTTCGATCCGTTCGGTATTAGGTTGGATTTTGTTCAGCCGGGCACAAAATCGACCATCCGAGTTTTAGCACTCGGGCACCACAACCACGTTTGGCAAACCGGGGGCATACCGTGATTGGCAACGGAAACGTTTTTAGGTTTACCCAATGGGACGTAACCACGTCGTTTACCGGCACAATTGATTTAAAGCCCGCCGGGGATTTGCCGGGTTTGTATTGGGGCGCGTTCAGAGTGTGGGCAACCAATGCAAGGGACTACAGCAAACCGGCGGATAACCCAAACAACTGGGCCAACAGTTATTTGTTTACCGTTGAGGTTGGCGGGGTGGTTGTGTTTAGCCATCGGCACATCCAACGCAATTGGTGGAGGCCAAGACAGTTGTACCAGGGCGGCGTTTGGAACGGTGCTGGTTGGGACAATTTTGATTGGTACGACCAGTTTTCCGCCGACGCAGTAGCCAACCCGGTAAACGCATTGATTGGAGCGTATCAAAACATAAGCAATGGCGCGCCATTGCGTTCGTACCAAAACGCATTTTTTGAGCCTGCCGCCCAGGGCCCAGCAGCCGTGCCCATGGGGTTCGGTGCAAGTAATGTCGCAACCAGGCCGACCCGTTGGTATTGGTGCAATTGCGAGCCGGTGTTTTTTACGGCCAGCGTGGCACCGGGCCAAACGTTCGTGTTGCGCTCGAGACGTTTTAGGGAAGTACCCAACGCAGCGTTAAACCCGCCAATCAGCGACGCGCCGCCGCAGCCCGGATCCGCAGCCGAGCCGGACGAAATAGAATCGGACCAAGCGACCGCAGGCGGCACAAGCCAAAACATTGAGGGGTGGGTGGTGCGGGTTGGCCCACCGGGCGAAACACTGGCCGAAATTGGCACGATTTCGGTTACACCCGACGAGCCGGGCATCGACGTGTGACCAAACGACACCCAGGAACCCAGGGTATTTGATGCAAACACGGCCAAAACCGCGTTGGCGTTTATGCAAAAACGTTGGGTTTTTGCGGTGGTTGCGTGGTGGCGGTTGGTGGATAGGGGGGCACTATGCCCCGTGCTAAAGGTTCTCCCGTGGGGGGCAGTGGCGTTCGGCACGTAGTGCGATGTTCGGACGGTTTTTTTGCGCACGCCGCGCCGATAGTTTGAAGGTAAGTAAGTTTAAACGAAGGGGTTCCGCATGGATTACGCATTAGCAACAACCCGATTGGTGGACGCAGCGTTGGACGTTGCCGCGGTGTTAGACCAAAACACGTTGGACCGTGTGGACGACGTGGATTTGCGCACCAGGTTGGCACAATTGGACCGTTGGGCCAGGAACTACCAGGCAACCCGAAAACCTAAGCCGCGACCCGAGGGTGGCGAGGATGATTTCGGTTTTGGACCGTGCGGTTGATCCGCCGAAATTGATTGGCCGCGGTTGATCCGCCGAATTTGATTGGCCGCGGTGGATCCGCCGAATTTGATTGGCCACTGTTTGGCCACCGAATCGCCACCGGTACGATTGCAACCCGTGCGCGGCCCCGTACAATAGCCCGAAACCAGTGGAAAAAACCGGGTAAATTCGACCCCTTGCGGGGGCATTTCCCAACAAAACGAAACGCGGCCAATAACACGTTGGCCGCGTTTTTTCATGGAATCACACCACCGCACACCACAGCCCGCCACAGTCGAACCCGTGCGCGGCCCCGTGCGCTACGGTTCGACCCGTGCGCGGTTGTTTTCGTGCGTTTCGTCGGGTTTCGGTGGTGTTAGCACGGATCCACAGGCCGCGGCCCAGTGGTCCGGCGTGACCCGTAGGTAGTGGTCCTTGGCCACCCGCGTTGAGTGACCCACCCAACAATCGCACACGTGAGATGGAAAACGTTCTTCCAAATCAGTCCGGCAAGCGGCCCGCAAGTTGTGCCACAGTTTTGGCCAGGGTTCAACGCCCGCCGTGCGGCACGCGGTTAACAACCAGGTCCGCCATTGAGTACCAGCCGACGCCCGGCAACGATTGAACACCCAGGGGGTTTCGGGCGCAGCATCGTAAAGCGCGGCCAATTCCGTGCGGGCCGGTTCAAACAGTGGAACAACGCGCAAACCGGTTTTCGTGTTGTTTGGAATTGTTAGCCGGTTTTCCGCTAAATCGACGTGGGCCCACGTGAGTGGCAGCGTTTCGCAAACCACCCGCAGCCCGCACCACCGAGCCAAAGCAAACAACGCCCGCCCCTCTAGTGTTGCGAAACCCTCTAACACACGCCGGGCCGTGGCATCGTCGACATACCGTTTTCGGGTTTTGTCGATCGCCCGCCCGAGTTTGATTCCATCGAAGGGGTTTTCGGTAACCAGTTTGGCGTCCATCGCCGCCCGAAACACTTGGGCACACCGGCCAACGATTTTGGCCGCGTGAGACTCCGACACGGCCAGGCCTAAATCCCTAGCAAACGTTTTTGCGTCCAAAGCGTTTATATCTTTTAGCGTTTGGTGGGGCCAACGTTGCGACACGTGCACAAACGCCGTTTGCCAACCCTTGATAGTGGCCGCCGAAAAATCGGTGCGCCGTGAAACATACTGGGCCCACCAATCGACCAACCGGGGCGTTGCGTCAGATTTCCACGCCCGCAGCAAACCCACCGCACCGAGAGCCGCCAAAAACGTTTGATCGCACGCCGAGAGCCACGCCGCCAATTCAGGCGTTGGCGGTTCGCCCACTCGGGCCAGCCGCGCGAGTTGTTCGACCCGCAGCCGCACCGAGTGCGCAGCGCTCGAGGGGATCCGGCCAAGGTAGATTTTTCGAGACGGGCCAACGGGCATGGCGATTTCGAGGTACCAACCGCCCCGTTTGTGTTTCCAAACGCTAGCCATAGAGCCACCGTTCCAATTCCCGGTGAGTGACCACCAAAACACGCCCAACGCGTTTGGCCCGCAACTGGCCGGTGTTTATTTGAGTTTCAATAACCCGTTTGGAAACGCCAATCATTATGGCGATTTCCGCAAGTGGATAAGCCGCACGCGGTGGCGTGTTGCGGTTGCGCTCGAGTTGTTCGGCCACCCGTGCCACCAACTGGGCCACGAGGGCCGGTTGTGTCGTTTCGTTGGTTTCCATCGTTGCCCCGTAGAGTCGGGGCCGTGTTGCAAGCACGCCAACATCATAGTCACCCAGGAAACCGAATCAAGTATTTTAGGGCGGCCAAAGCTACCAGCCCGACGAAAAACACAACCGGCGCGTTTTCGATCGCAAACGACACGCAGGCAAACGCAAAACCTACCGAATACAGCACGGCCCATAAGATCCAAAGCCAATCGAGGCCGCTAGGATTTTGCGTTTCCGTTTGATTTCTTAGGTTGTTTTCCATCTGTTTTTCTCCAAGGGGACCGCGGTTTAAGTTGGCCGGGTTCTAAGGGAGTACCGGCCCGGTGTAGCCAAATAGCCTTTTGAATTGCCCCGACCGACGATTCCAAATTGGCCAAAGCGCGTTCGAGCGTTAACCGATTGTGCGCGGCCATGGTTTTTGTTTCGGTGGTTTCCGCGAGTTTGCGAAAATCTCCAAACACTTCAGCCGCCAAACTCAATTGCCGTTCGACAGCGGCGATTTCGTCCACGGTGAAAACGTGTGCCCGATCCGCCGGTTTTTTCTTAGCCATTATCAAACCCTCCGTCGCAAAGTGTAACACCCCGAAAGAATTTTGCAAGATTTTTGCAAGCCGTAAGCGTTTACCAAATAACGGGTTAGAAAACCGGCACAGTAGAACGGTTTAACAAAACCGCCACCGGTTTGTTGCGTTTTTGCAAAAACGCGTAAAATTGGTAATCATGGCACGCAACAACAAACGCAACCAAACGATTTCACGCGGTTTAACCGCAGCCGACTACCACCGTTTACGCCGTCGAATTTTAGACGGTGAAATGACGTGGGCCGACGCGGAAAAACTCGGGTTGTGTTTGCCACGCAAGCCAGCACGCAAACCGCTAGGGCGTCCACGCAAACCGGGCCGTGTTGCAAGTACGCCCAGGGGGGCAACATGAGCGTCCACAGCGAAACAAACCGAAACGAAACGTTTTACGCGTTGGAAAATCTACCAACCGTTAAACGCCGAATTTGCGAACTACTCGAGCGCCACGCTAAAGGGTGCACGCGGCACGAAATCGCCGCCGAGTTGGCAATGCCATTGAGTTCGGTTTGTGGGCGTGTGAAGGAATTAGAGGCCGACGGTTGGGTGTTTTCGACGGAGGAAACACGGCAAACCCCGCACGGAAAAACGGCCACGGTTGTTTGTTTGAAGCACCGGGACAAACCGGTGCAGTTGGAGTTGTTTTGATTCACAACGGGCACGCCCCGGCGCGGTTGTTCCAAACCGGGGCGTGTTTGTTTATCCCAATTTGGAGGCGTTATTGTGGGTAGAAATTTGCGCAACTACATGGTCGACCAATTTGACGAGCCGCTACAGGTTGGCCAATTTTACGGCGTGCACCTTACAGGTGACCAAACCCGCGCGACGGTTTGGCAAGTACGCGAACTAATCCGCGACGTGTTGGTACTGGCCGAGGTTGACCCGAGCCAAGGGCGTGGAGATTGTGCGCCGGTGTTTACCGGTAAGGTGCAACGCTACACCAATTTAACCGCCGGGTTGTTGCAGTTTGTGCGGTTGGATCGCCAATACAGGCCCGTCGAGCAACTGGCCGAACCGGCCAAGCAGGAACGCGCCCGCAATTTGCGGCGGGGGTTGCGCAAGATCGCCAAAGAGGCCCAGGTATTGAGGGACAAACAACGGCGGTTAATCCAAGAGGTTGCCGTAGCGCTCGAGGGTGCCGCGGACCCAACCGACGTTGGCGATATGGCCGCCGCGTTTATCCGTGACGAAGAAAGCCACGTAACCATCGACGAAATGGTGCGTTTGTATTTTGAAAGCCTACACCGCAGCGAACGAGGGGAGTAAGCCATGGCCAAGCGTGCACGCCGACCAACGACCAACACGCGGGCGTTGGTTAAGGCCCTAACGGGTAAGGGGCACAAATACGGGGCCAAGCCAACCACCGTGGACGGTAAACGGTTTGCAAGCAAGCGCGAAGCCCGCCGCTACAGCGAACTAAAGCTATTGGAGCAAGCCGGAAAAATCGAAGGGCTACAAACTCAGGTGCGTTATCGGTTGGTTCAGGTGGTGCACTACGTGGCCGATTTCGTTTACACAGAAAACGGCCAAACCATCGTTGAGGATGTTAAAGGCTACAAGACCCCCGAGTACAAGGCCAAGAAAAAATTGATGTCCGCACAACACCAAATCGAAATTAAGGAAACCAGATAATGGCCGTTGCCATGACGTTTGAGCGCCGCAGGGTCGAAATTGACGCGGGATGGATCGAAAAATACGCCCATTTGTTTGGGTACACACAGGCCCGCGATGGTGTTTGGGTGCCCAAATCGGATTTGGCCACCTACGAAAACGGAACGCGGAAGTTTCGCACGGAAGGAAACTAAACATGCCCGAGATGAAATTCACCGCGGTTGTGTGTTGGGAGTTGTTTAACTGGCCAAACTTGCCCGCTAAAGGTTGCTATGGGTTTAACGATCGAGCCACCGCGTTGGCGTGGATTGCCGACCGAATACGAGAAGCGTTTCCGGGTCGCAAATTCATGGGTTGTGTATACAGCTTGGAAACATGGGACAACGCCGAGCATTTATTGGATTTCGTTAAAAAATACGTTTTGGTTGGAAATCAATTTATTTGTGTGGCGACCATCGAGCGCGTTTACATGCCCGAGGTTGTTAATAACACCGTTGGCGATTATTTGAAGCAAATGGAAAAACGATAACACACACAACCGGCGGGCGTGGCGGTAACCACGCGAATGGGTGGCAATGGTTCAACACCCGGTTTTACGCAAGCAGGTAGAAATCCTGCCCGGTGGTTTTAATACGACAGGCCGTTGGAGGGTGCCATGATCGAAATAAAGGAAACCCAGTACACGCACCCGGAACAAACCACGGGGCTACACACCAACGGGGCACCGTTGCGGTTTGTTCGCCAAGACAACGGGCCGTGGTACGTGGTAACAACGCCAATGGCCGAGGCACGCGTTCGCCAACGCGTGGAGCAATTAGGGTTTCAACGGTTCGTGTTGGTTTATTGTTCGAGGGTGGAGGAATAGCCATGGAACAATTGCGGTTTGATTGGGGGGAATCCGCCGAGGTCGAACGGGCCGCCGAAACGCGAATTAGGGCAGAGCGTGCCCGAGCGTGTGAAGCCGCAGCCGTCAAACTCGGTGCGCGGCCCGGTGAGGTTTTACACCGCGTGGCCGGTACGTTGGCGGTGTTTGTGGACAGCCCGAGCCACCGCGCCAAGGGTTTAACGGGATTGCGTTGGAGTGGCACGTGGGCGGAACTGGCCGAGCGTTGCGGGTGCAACGCCGAAAGCGTAGGCCGAGCCGTTCGCCGGTTGCGCACGGCGGGCGTGGTGCAAACGGAACTGTTGGTCGATGATCGGGGGGCAGTTGTTGGCGTGGTGGTGGAGCTACAAATGCGGGTGGTTCAATCACTGGCCACCCCCCCCGGCGCCGGACCCGGCGCCGGACCCGACGTTGGCCCCGGCGCTTGCCCCGGCGCCGGACCCGGCGCGAAACGGCCATACTATATTTCCGATTTATCCGTTAAATCCGTAAATCCGCCACCCCGAGAGGCGGCGGTGGAAGTTGTAAAAAATCAACACCAACAGCCGGACCCATGGCGGGAAGTAGCCGCAGCGCTCGAGGGTGCCGGGGTGACTCGGACCCAGGCGGCGATTTTGGCCGCCAAGGATGCCGGATACAGCCCCGCCGACGTGTTGGCCATACTCGGGCAGTTCACCCAACACCGTGCGTTATTCGACGGCGCAGGGGCATTGGTTGACCGGATCCGCAACGGCGCGTGGTGCGTTGAGTTGCCCAACCCACAAACCGAGCAACGCCGAGCCGTGGCGTTGGATCGCATGAAACGCCAACAAGCGTTTGAAGCCATACGCGGCCAAATCGTTTTGGACGCCCGCCGACGCGGGAAAACAATTACCGACGGCCAGGCCGACGCCATGGCCAACGCAGTTTTAGAACGTCAGGAACAGGTGCAAGCATGATCGGTTTTTTTGGTGGCGTTGTAGTTGGGTTCGTTGTGGGCGTGGTAGTTGCAACGAGCGTTTTTTTGGCAATCGGTTGGTTAGTTGAAGCTATCGAGGAATAGCCATGGCGAAATTCAGCGAATGGAAATTGGTAGGGGTGTTGTTTGTGGTGTTTGCCACAGCCGCAGCCGTTGAACACTGGGCCAATTCGATACCACCCAAGCCCGCCGACCAACAGGCCGAGAGCGTGGCCGACGATAGCGGTTTTGGTGCTAGGTCCGGTAAATGGCCCGCCGTGCGTGCCGAGTTCGTCAAACATAACCCGACGTGTTCGGCGTGCGGATCCGCGACCGATCTACACGTGCACCACATTAAACCCGTGCACACGCACCCCGAGTTGGAATTGTACCCGCCAAATTTCATAACGTTGTGCGCAAGGCACCATTGGTTCGTGGGGCATGACCCCGACGGCCCGAGGGGACCACAAAAACCCGATTGGAAAAAATCAAACCCGTTTGTTCGCCGCGATGCCCAAATGTTGTTGGAGTTAAAAAAATGAAAAACTTGGTTTTGGCGTTCCGTGTGTTTTGGGCAAAGGTTTTAGCATTATGGCCCAAGGGCAAAACGCGTAAATACATAGATGAATTACAAGCCGAGATAAACCGCCAACGTGAGCAGGCGTTGCTTGCAAACGAAAACACCATCCATTGGCGAACCCGATACGAAACGTTCTACGCAGAAAACAGAGAACTAAAAAAACAACTAGCCGAGAAAATATCCGAGTTGCAAAAAACCGATAGTTGGAACGTTGAGTTAAACAAGGACAAAACGCGACTTATAGACGAATCTAATACATTAAACGACCAGTGTTTGCGTTTAACGGCACAGGTTCAGCGGTTAACGGCATCGGTTCAGGAATTAGAACGCGACCGCGAAGTGTGGGTCAATAAAACGCAGGCGCACAGAGACGCACGCCGGATAATTTGCGCCGAGTTGAACAAATTAGGCCAAATAGATTCCTACACCGAAGCAAAACCGCAACCAACAGCACCGCCACCCGAGAGAATTAGCTACCGCACGCCAACGGTTGAAGATTTGATGCAAGGCCCATTTCCAGTTGAAGTCTCAAAAGACGGCCAAAATTGGTATGACTATTTTTTAGTGGAAATCATTGACGATTCAAACCCATACGTTTGCACGCGTACAAACAACCAAAGCGCACCGCCTTGGTATTTTCGTTTCGCACGTGTTTTAGATACAGGAACTAAACCCAATGCCTAAAACAAAACGGTTTAAGTTAAGCCCCAAACGCGTGGACGAAAAAACCGCCGAGGTAATCGGCAAATCAAGTTTGACCGCAGAGCAATTGGCGTACACGTACAACGTGAGCCTCGCCACGGTGAAGCATTGCCGAGCCAAACACAAACCAAAACGCGGGCCATACGTCAAACGAACCAAGCAGCCGACTAAATGCCCCAGGTGCGGGCACAAAATCGAAACCACCGCGTGTTTGATTTGTGCCGCGCGGCGTGTCGGTGACCATGTTTAACGCTAAACCGTTTCGGTTGTTGCGTGGCGATTGTGCCCAGGTACTAAAACGGTTTGACTCGGGCAGCGTGGACGCCATTGTTACGGATCCACCCTACGGGTTGGGTTTCATGGGCAAACAATGGGACCAGGCCGTGCCAGGCGTGGACGTGTGGCGCGAGTGTTTGCGCGTTCTAAAACCGGGGGGCCACATGGTTGCGTTTGCAGGAACCCGCACGCAGCACCGCATGGCCGTAGCAATCGAGGATGCCGGGTTTGAAATCCGCGATTTGATTTTGTGGGTTTACGCTACGGGTTTTCCAAAAGCCCTAGACATTTCCAAAGCGATCGACGCGTTGGACGCAAAACACGCACAGCGTGCCCGCCGTTTGCGGTTTACCGCGTGGGTGCGTTCGCAGGGCGTTACAGCAAGCCAAATCGACCGAGCCACGGGCACCAATATGGGCGGGCACTACGTGAGCCCCAAAAGCCAACCGGCGATAATGACCCGAGAGCATTTAGAGTTGTGCCGCCATTTGTTTGCCGACGTGCCCGATTGGGTGGAAACCGAAGCGGATAAACGCTCCGTTGAGTCAAAAAAACTAGCTAACCGCAAGGTCGTAGGAACCAGGCGAGCCCACGATTTGAAAACCGACCGACCCGTGGCGATTGCCGCACAAAACAAACGCACTACCACGCACAAAGAAATTGAGATAACCGAGCCGTTGACACCGCAGGCCGCAGCGTGGGCCGGTTGGTACACCGCGATTAAACCCGCGTGTGAGCCAATCACACTGGCCCGCAAACCGTTTACCGGCACCGTGGCCGAAAACGTGCTACAGCACGGCACCGGCGGTTTGCACGTAAACCAATTGCGTGTTGCAAACAATGCCCAGGGCAATTGGCCAACCAACGTGTGGCACGATCAAAGCCCCGAGGTTTGCCGAGTGTTGCAGGAAGCCGCGCGGGTGTTGTATTGCCCCAAGCCGACCCGCACCGAACGCGATAAAGGGTTGGACGATACCAACGACCACCCGACGGTTAAACCCGTTGAGGTAATGCGGCAATTGGTGCGTTTAATCACACCACCGGGTGGCGTGGTATTGGATCCGTTCGCCGGATCGGGTACCACAGGCGTTGCCGCAATGGCCGCCGGGTTTAAGTTTATCGGTATCGAATTGGACCGGGCACACATGGCCAAGGCACGCCGACGCGTGCGAGAAAGTCGCAGACGCATTACCCAAGGTGGCCGCCAGTTGGATTTGTTCTAAGCTAGGACACCGACGGCCAAGGCCATAAACTCGGGGGACCATGGCCACGCTAGCAGATTTACAAACCAAAACCGATGCGGCGATCGCCGCGTTTGAGTCGGGCAACTACGCCACGGCCAGCACGTTGGCCCAATCCGCGTTGCTAATTATAGCCACCACGCCCGACACGCAGTTTGACGGCGGGGACCAAATACGATTTGACCGCCAAGGGGCAACCATGGCGTTGCAGTCGATCGTCCGCACGTGCAACCAACGCCGAGCCGTGGCCAATGGGCCAGTTTTAGAGCGTCCAATCGAATACCGCAGGGGATAGCATGGCCGACCAACTACCGTGGGGCGTTTGGGAAGTGATCGCCGCAGCCCCGAAACAGCGGGGAACCAATCGGCATTGGGAAGCAGCCCAAACCGATCGGTTAAACTACGCCCATTGGCAACACGCTAGCGATAATCCAAACTTGGATTTGCGCACCGATTTGGTGGAACTACACCGCCGCGTGCGCCACGAGTCGATCAACAACCCGGTTTTAGATTCAGCAATCGAGACGCAACAAACCAACGTTGTGAGCGCTCGAGGGCCAGCGCTCCAGGTGTTAACGCCGGACAACGCGTTTAACGACGAAGTGGAGGCCATGTTTGCACAGTGGGCCACGGCGTGCGAATACCAAGCGGGTTTGGCGCTAGTGGATTTGTTAGACGGTTGGGTTGCCCAATGGATGATTTACGGCGAAATTTTCGCCCGCGAAATTATAGGCCGCAGCGTGGCGGACTATCAAATTTTGGATTTAGGCCCCGAAGCGTTGGACACCACGTTGGTGGCCCCACGCGTGCACAGTGGCGTGGAAGTGGACGAAAACGGCAAGGTGGTTGGGTATCGGATCTACGATCCGGCGAACCCAACGGCCAAAGATACGCTACCCGCGAGCCTAGCGTTGCACTACTACCGCCGACGGTTCGCAATGCAGAGACGTGGTTTTCCAGGTTTCGCAAGCGTATTGCAACCCGCCGCAGATTTGCGGGACTACGACGACCAAGTACAGGACGCGGCCCGAGCCGCAGCCGACCACGCGGTTTATTTTTGCACAAATCACCCCGACGCCGAATTTGCAGAGCCGCAGAATTTGACCCGCAAGGTGCAACGTCGGGTGGAAAAATACATTGCTCCAGGTTGGGAACCCAAGGGGATTGCAGCGCACCAACCGGCGGTTACCTACCGCGAATACCGCAAGGAAAAACTAACCGACGTGGCAACCGCGTTGGAAATGCCATGGATGATTTTGAGAAAAGACGCGTCCAATCACAACATGAGTTCGGCGCGGTTTGATGGTTCGAGATACGCCAAAGCGGTGGAACGAATACAGGCAAAACTAGAACGCCGATTTTTAACGCCGATTGTTCGCCGGTTGGTTCGGATCGCCCAATACTCAGGCGTGTTGGGACCGACCCCAAGGCAAAACAAATGGGAACGTTTGGCGTTTGAGTTTCCAAACATTGTTTTGCCGATTTCGTGGACGTGGCCCAAGCCCCCGCCGGTGGATAATCTCAAGGACGCAATGGCGGAACGAATCAAGATGGAAAACGGAACGTTGGCACTATCCGAAGCAATCGCCGCCGACGGACGCCGACCCGAGGAAACGTTGCGTATTAGGGCCAAGGATAACGAAGCGCTAAAAACACTCGGGTTGCCGGTGTTGTTTGGATCCGTGCCCACGTCGTTTACACCCGAGCAAATCGCCGCGATTAACGCGATTTCCGAACCAATTGACACCCTACCAAACACGCCCGCAATTGACACCGAAACAGAGCTGGAGCAACCCTAACAAATGACCATCAGAACGACACACCGCCGCAATAGTCGATCGACCAAAACCACCAAACGGAAAGCCGCACCAAGCAAGGCGCCGAAAACGCTCGATGCCCAGGGCCGCACCGTTCGGGCAACGATTGCCACCGACACGCCCGTGGCGATTTGGGACGATTTAGGAAACGGGGAGTATGGATACATCGACGAGGTTTTATTGCCGTCGGGCATGATCGAGCCGCAAAAAATGCCGTTGCGTTTGGACCACAACGTTTGGTCGAGCCGTGCGGTAATTGGCCGGGTGTTTGATTTTGAAATTACAGACACCGAGGTTAACGCCACGTTGAGGTTTTCCGCAGCCGCCGACGTTGAAGAAATTTATCAAAGAGTCTCCGAGGGCCATTTGGACGCGGTAAGCGTTGGGGCCACGTATCGCATGAAAGACACCACCACGTTGCAACCCGGCCAAACTGGGCGATTTGGTGGCCGCAAATACACAGCGACCGACCGGCCAATGCGTGTGGTCGAAAAATGGGCCGCGCAGGAAACCAGCGTGGTTGATTTTGGAGCCGACCCACGAGCCGTAATTCGTTCGCAAATTCGGACAGCAAAAACAACCCCGGCACAATTTGACGAAACACCGGCCACAGGGGCCATTTCAACCAGCGAGGGCAAAATGAAAACACGCGTGAAACGATCTACCGGTGCGACTCGCACCACCAACCGCACAAACAAAGTCCCCGACCAGCGCCGAGCCAAACGCCAAGCCGTTGCAGCGGTGATTGCAACGAGAAACATTGAGGGCCCCGACGATGACACCGACGCCGACGCAAACGACGACGGCGAAATTGAAACAACCCGAGCAAGCCGACCGGGTGCACGCGAAGCGCTCGAGCAAGCCGACCGCCGAGCCGCCGAGCGTGCCGGACAAAACGCCACCGCGGAACAAATCGAAGCTGCACGCCGCGACGAACGCGCACGCGTGGCCAGGATCCGCGAACTAGGCCAGGGCCAAAGCGACGAATTGGTTACCCGAGCAATCAACGACGGTTTGACCCCCGAGCAATTCGGTTTAGCCGTGTTGGAACGATTGCGGGGCCAATCCGCAGGCCACAGCACCAACCAAAGCGGGGACGGATTGAACCGAGCCCCGGCAATTCACAGCATGCGACGCGCGGGCGTGGAAGCCTTGCAAGCCGCCGTTTTGTTGCGTGCCGGTATCAGTTTGCAAAACCCGGTGTTTGGAACGGAAACCGCCCGCGTTGTTCTCGAGCGCAGTGGGTGCGGTTGGTTGTACCAATTCAACGCCGAAATTGGCAACGAAGGCGTTTCGGATTTGGAACGGTTCATTGACGTAGGCCGCCGGTTTTCCGCCGACAGCGCCGCCCGCACGTGTGAGCGTATCTTGGAAATTGACGGCCAACGCGATAGCGGGGACGTTGAGGAAATGGTCCAGCGATCATTTTCTACCCCCTATTTGCCACGCGTTTTCGGCGCGTTGGTTTCCGTCGGACTGGTTAAAGGGTTTATCGAATTTAAAGATTCAACTATCGGTTGGACGGGTGATGCCGATTGGGCAGATTTCCGCCTAAACCAACCGATCGGTTTGGATGCCACCCAGGGACTACGGCGCCACACTCGGGGCACCGAAGCCAAGGACGTAGATTTTAACGACTACGGCGAACCATACGCGGTAACGCGCTACGACGGGCGGTTTATTTTGGACGAAATGGACATTATCGACGACACCGTCGGAGCAAACCAAACGATGCCCTCACAAATGGGGGCCATGGCCGCCCGTTTGCGGCCCGATTTGGTTTACGCCGTGCTACAGGCAAACGCCGCGTTAAAAGACGGCACCACGTTGTTTCATGCCAACCGTGGCAACGTTGTTGGCAACAACCCACTAAGCCTAGACAATCTCGGAAAGGCCGAGGCCGCCCTGGCCGCGCAGACGGTTAAAACCAAATCAGGTGTTGCCCGACCATTAGACATGATGGCAGGGTTTTTGATTGTGCCGCGTGCACTCAGGCCGTTAGGAAAACAAATTGTTTCCTCTAGCCTTGTTGTTAGCGGTAACACCACCCAGGCGGGTAACGCAAACCCGTTTGAAGGTGAGTACCAATTGCGCAGCGATGCTCGGTTGGACATCGGTGTTGTAAACCCATTAAACGAAACCAAACTAAGCGGTTCGGCCAGCACTTGGTACATTGCCGAGGAATCCGGCCAACAGGCTATCCAAGTTGGTTTCCGCCGAGGAACAGGCCGGGCACCGTCAATTCGTGTGCGACCCCTAACTCAACCAGGCCAATTTGGCATCGGTTGGGATATTGTGCACGACATTGGTGTTGGTGTTATCAAACCCGCCGCGCTAGTGCGTTGCACAGCGTAACGAAGCCGTTGTGAAATGCCGTGGCCGGGTGGGGCGTATACCGCCCACCACGGCATTTTCAGCGGGGATAAAACACGAGTTAGTTTTTACATAAGCGAGTTAAAAAATGGCCAACGAATTGGTTAGGGATTTGGGCGGGTTTGCAGGCCGCGAGGAATACACCGCAGCCGCCGCAGGGACAAACGGCGATATTGTGTTTACCGGATCCGGTAAGGCCGCGCTAGTGTGTGATACGTCGGATTTTGCCGCAGGCGAAACCGTGGCCGTGAGCACCGACGCGCTAGTGCGTGTTGATAGTGCAGCCGCTACCACGTTTGCCGCAGGTGCCGCGGTTAACTACAACACGACCACCAAATTGGCCGTTGCAAGCGGCACGGCGGGCACGTCGCAAATTGGTAAGGCCGAGGTTGCCAAGGTCGCAAACGAAACATCGGTGTTGGTTCGATTGAACTAACACCCAACAAACGATTGGATGAGAGGGACATGTTAAGGGTGAAACGGCGGCGGGCAACCGCCGCCGTTTTCGTTTCAACACACAACGGGGCAAACCATGAAATTTGAATTGCGGGCCAAACACAAATTGGCCGTTGACGGTAGAGTTTTTGAACCAGGCGAAACCGTGGCAACGATCCACACGCCGGTTGAAATTTCCAACGTGATTTCAGCGGCCTATTTTGGCGACCTGAAATTCGAGGCGATCGCCGCATTGCTATTGGACCAACCGCCGGTGCCCGCAGATACCAAACGGGTTCGCCGGGATCGCCAACCGCAGCCGCAGCCCGAAGCGCTCGAGCCACAACCCGAGCCACAACAGCCCGAGGTAAACGACGAATTGGACCCCGACGCGTTAAACGCGATGCCGGATCCAGAGCCGGACACCGAGCCCGCCGAGGTTGCCAAACGCTACGAGGTAACCGGCACCACCACGTTGGCCGGTTTGCCCGAACGTATTGGCCGGGCATTGATCGACGCCGGGTTGCGTGATCGCAAATCGGTTGCCGAGTTCTACGCGACCAACCAAGGGTTTGCAGAGGTTGAGGGGATCGGTAAAGCAGCCGAACGCAAAATCGTGGCATGGTTGGAGGAATAAATGGGATACCACCAAGCCAACGCACAAACAGCAAGTGTAAACCACGCGATTTGGTTTGGTAGCGATAACGTGCGGTACCGGCCAAACGCCAATTGTGCGTGGGTAACACTACCGGGCGCGGTGGTGCACGGCGAAATTGAACGGTGGATCCGCAGAGGCAACCCACAAACCACGGCCAAGGTAATCGAACGGGTGGTCTTCGTTGAGGGGTTGGAGGTGCCGTTAAACAGCCAATTGCAAACCGGCGATTGCAAACACACCTACACGGTTGTGGAGTCGAAACAAAAGGGCCAGCGGTACGGTTTAACGTGCCAGCGCTCGAGCGTCCAGGAAATCACACGGCCAGGTTACCGGCGGGAAATGGGGGGCTAAATGGCAAACGTTTTAACCGAACCGGTGGCAGCGCTTGCCCGCATGTTTGGCGATTGCCGCCCGTTTGCCGATTGGTTGGGGATACCATGGAACGCCACCGATACGGCCAGGCGGATCTACACCGACGGCGTTACACCCATCGGGGACGCCGCAACAATGCAGGCCGACGCGTTGCAACATTTGCGGCCATTTGTGTTGTTGTACCCGGACCAACGGGGTTACCGATTTGCACGCGATGCCATGCCGAGTTGTTACAGCGGAAACGGGCAAATTTTGGCGGTTTTATCTCGGGCGTATGACTCCGACAAAACACCAACACAAGTTTGGCAACAGGCAGCCGCAGCGGTGGGCAAGATCATAAGCAACGCCGAGCCAAACGCCCCCGGATTGCTAGAAATGGCCAACACCGCCGGGTATCTAGCGTTCAAAAGCGTAGAGGTAACGTTCTTGGGTCGGACACCACCCGAAAGCGTTTTAGACTACGGGGACGCCTACGACGTGTTATTGGTGTTTGAATACTAGGGGGGCCAAATGGATTGCAACGAAATAGGCCAACCACCAGCGACCAAAACCGCGACCATCGCCCGAGGGGACGACTACGCCCTATTGTTGGCGTTCAAATCCAACAACCAAGCCGTTAATTTAACCAATTGGCAATTCTCGGGCGTACTTAAAAAAACGGGCCAAACCGACGTGGCCATGGCAGTAACAACAAACGCGCAAGCCGGTACCGTGACGTTTGAGTTGACCGACCAACAAACCACCGGCATGGTGGGCGGTGCAAACCAAAACGATTTGGCGGGACGTTGGGAAATGCGGATCGCCGGGACCGATCCAAACGGAAAAACGCGGCGTTACTTGCAGGCCATTGTTTACGTGTTGAACTGAGGGAACCATGGCCGAGGAAATCGACATAACACCCCCTGCCCCGTTGGTGGTTGAAATTGCCGCAGGGTATGGCGTGCCAAATGGTGGCGGTGGCGGTGGAACCGTAACGGTAAACGTTGGATCCACAACCACAGGTGCCCCCGGATCCAACGCGCAGGTGACCAACACAGGTACATCGCAGGCCGTTGTTTTGGCGTTCACAATCCCCCGCGGTGATACCGGGGCTACCGGGCCACAGGGCCCCGCGGGTGCCACAGGTCTACAAGGGCCACAGGGAGCACAGGGTGCAACCGGCCCAACTGGGCCAACAGGTGCCACAGGTCCACAAGGGCCAGCCGGTACAGCGGCCACCGTTAACGTTGGATCCACAACAACCGGTGCCGCGGGATCTACCGCGACGGTAACAAACTCGGGCAACACAAGCGCGGCGGTTTTTGAGTTCACCATCCCCCGAGGGGATACCGGGGCTACTGGGCCACAGGGCCCAACAGGTGCCACAGGTCCACAGGGCCCACAAGGTGCAACCGGCCAAACTGGCCCGACGGGTGCGACGGGTGCCACAGGTCCACAGGGGCCAGCCGGTCCAAACAGCGTTTCGGGATCCACAACAACAGCGTTAAACGGTTTGTTGGCCGGTGACGGATCCACGGTAAGCGTGGCAACTATTGGGGCCGGTTTGACGTTCAGCGCCGGGCAGTTGGCCGTTTCGGGTGTTGCGTTGACTACACCGCAAGCGTTGACCATTTCGCAAATGCGCCAATTGCGAACAAATGCAATGAGGGGATCAAACCCAACGTTGACATATACCAATGGGGTTTTAACGTCGATTGAATACGGTGACGGATCGACCGCGACCCTAAGTTATACAAATGGGTTTTTAACGCAAACCGCATACACCGTTGGAACCCGCACACTGAGAAAAGTTTTTACCTATTCAAACAATCAATTGGTCAGCGTGACGGAAACCTTGATATGAGCAACACACTAGCGGCAATCGAAAATTGGCGAGATTTAACTGCTAAACAAATCGTTGAACAACTACAACGCGAACAAACCAACGAGAACGCGGTTTTGTATACGGGAAACGCTTTGGCCAATCAATTTGGCGAGGAAAACGTCGAGGCAGTGCTAAAAATTGCTATTGCTATAGTTGCGGAAATGGCACACCTTGACGCGGAAACCAAATTGGCAAATTATCGTAGGCAACAAATCGACCAGTTGCAGGATAGGTTGCAAGCGTACCGCGAAGCCTTAACCGTGTGGGACGGGAACCCCGAAACAGAACCGAGTTTTTAAATGGCCATTTTGCGCATCAGTTCGGCAACCGCGAACAACAACACGGTCACGATAGGCACACATGCCGAAAATGACTCGCTGTTGATTTTCGCTTATCGAGACGGATCGGCTACGGCTCCGACGCTACCTGCTGGCTGGTATGGTTTGCACACGCTAGGGTCGGGGGGATTTTCTGGAGTAATAGGCTGGAAACGTGCAACAAGTGCCATTGAGACAAGCGGAACTTGGACTAATGCCACCACGCTCCATGCAATCGTTTATCGACCGGGGGCCGATAAAATCATCGTTCCGGTATTTTTAGGAGCCAACGCAGGCTCTACGAGCGCGAGTCCAGCCGTAAATGGGCAGCCTACGGGAACATTCCCAACGAACCAAGATGATTTTTGGGTCGGCGGTTGGGTTGCCATGCGGAACTCATCGAACAACCTACAATCGGCAACATGGACGGGACTTAGCAACGTCACAAGCTCAACCGATGGATCAACTTGGCAAGTAGTTGTAAATGACACGAACGCAACCCGAACAACCGCTTGGACTAATCAATCAGCACCGGTGGCGAATTCGGCTCCTTGGCGTAGCGTCACTTTTGGGTTGCTTGAAGTACCAACACAATCAGCGGGCGGCGGCACATTCCACCCATTACAACACCCACTAATAAGATAAAGCCATGAAAACAATATACGGCAATTTCAGACGTGGTAGTGTAGTAAGGATCAAATTTAACACGCTAAACCAATCGTTTGTGCCAGCAACGCCAAGTGTAAATCCGACGTTTGCCGTTTACAAAAACAGCACAAACGAACACACCGCGGACATAACGGTAACG